CTTGGCAATATGTGGGCTAATATCAATCCAACATATAGTTATAACAAAACACATACACATCCTAACTCAATGTGGTCAGGTGTTTATTATATCAAAGTACCAAAGAACTCTGGTAAACTATTTTTAGAAGATCCTAGACCAGGACCAAATACACACATGCCTAGAAGAGTAGAGAATCTACCTGAACAACTATGGAGAGTATGTGCTTATGAACCTGTAGAAGGCAGAATGATCTTTTTTCCATCTTGGCTACCTCACGGTGTTGATATAAACATGAATACAGAAAAAGGTGAAAAAAACTGGAGAATATCAGTGTCTTACAATTTTATACAAATATGAGTTTTAAGAAAAATAAATATCAAGTTATTCGTGGTGCTATATCAAAAGAGGTGGCAGACATAGCTTATAGGTATTTACAAATATCAGCAGAAGCAGATCATTGGATGTTAAAAAATGGCGTGACTCATGCTGGTAATAAACTTGTTGGTAATTTTAATGACCCACAAGTTCCTAATTCTTACGCTAAATATGGCGACAGACTTATGGAAACATTACTTGTTAAAACCATAACTGTGATGCAGAAGAAGACAGGACTTAAATTAGTACCTACTTATTCTTACACAAGACTCTATAGAAAAGGTAATATTCTAAGAAGACATAAAGATAGACCTAGTTGTGAGATATCAACTACACTGAACCTAGGTGGGGATGCATGGCCTATATTTATCGATCCTACGGGGTCTAACAACGTCATAGACGAGTATAAGAACATACATAAGCCTGGTGCACCCAAAGGTGTAAAAGTAGACCTAAAACCAGGAGATATGCTTATCTATTCTGGATGCGAGTTAGAGCACTGGAGAGAGCCTTTTCAGGGTGAATTATGTGGCCAAGTATTCTTGCACTATAATCATGCAGATGGACAGTTTGCAAAGTCTAATTTGTATGATAAAAGACCTATGCTAGGAATAGTCAAATAACGTTGAATATCAACGCAATCTAATATAATCTGGAGATCTATGCTACAAAAGATAGGGTTTGCACCTGGTATAAATAAACAAGTTACAGCCACAACAGCCGAGGGACAGTGGATAGACTGTGATAATGTCCGTTTTAGATATTTATTTCCTGAAAAAATAGGTGGTTGGAAACAATTAGGTGCTGATAATATTACAGGTGCTGTTAGACAAATGCATCAGTTCACCAATAGTGAGGGTAGAAAATACACTATTATAGGATCTAACAGAATTTTATATGCTTATTCAGGTGGTGTATTTTATGACATACACCCAATTAAATCTACAAACACTCTTACAAATGCATTTAGCACGACTAACGGAGAAACAACCGTTACGATAAATTTTTCTGGTGATCACGGTATACAAGCAGGAGATATAGTTTTACTAGATAATTTTTCATCTATTACAAATTCAAACTTTGGTGCGTCAGACTTTGACGACATAAGATTTATGGTCACAACGGTTCCTTCATCAAACACAATTACAATTACAATGCCATCTGCTGAAACAGGATCTGGTGCTGCGCAGTCGGGCGGTATTAGAGTCCAACATTATTTCAGAGTAGGACCAGATGTGCAAGCAGCTGGTTTTGGTTGGTCTCTTGGATCTTGGGGTGGACAAGAAGTTGGAGCTTTTACAACTGTTTTATCAGGAGACATAGATGCTTCTACAACAAGCATAACACTAAATGATGCATCACAGTTTCCATCATCGGGTACAAACTTTATACAGATAGGAACAGAGGAAATATCTTACACAGGTATTGCAACAAACACCTTAACAGGTGTTACAAGAGGTGTAAGAAATACAACGGCAGCATCACACTCTTCTGGAGCCACGGTAACAGATACATCTAACTTTGTTGCTTGGGGTGAAGCAGCTTCTGGAGATTTAGTTATTGATCCTGGTGCATGGTCTATTGATAACTTTGGTGACAAAGCAATTTGTTTAATTGCTGATAATGAATGTTTTGAATGGAACTCTGCAGCAACAAATGCAACAGATTCAAGAGCAACGATTATATCTGGTGCACCTACCGCATCAAGACACATGTTAGTATCAACACCGGATAGACACTTAGTATTTTTTGGAACAGAGACAACCATCGGCGATAAAACTACAAAAGATGATATGTTTATTAGATTCTCTGCAGTAGAGGATATTAATACTTATACACCTACAGCAACCAATGACGCTGGCACACAGAGACTGGCCGACGGATCACGGGTCATAGGTGCGATAAGAGGTAGAGATGCGATTTATGTTTACACAGATACAGCATTATTCTTAATGCGTTTTGTTGGTCAACCTTTTACGTTTTCATTTGTGCAAGCAGGGACTAACTGTGGTCTTGTAGGTAGAAATGCAGCTGTAGAGGTTGATGGCGCAGCATATTGGTTTTCAGAGAATGGTTTTTTTAGATACGCCGGTAGTTTAGAAACACTGTCTTGTTTAGTAGAAGATTTTGTTTATGACGATATTAATATAGATACTGGTAACCAAATGATTAACGCTGGTCTAAATAATCTTTTTGGTGAAGTAATGTGGTTCTATCCAACAGCAAACTCTTCAGTCGTAAATAGAATGGTTTGTTTTAACTATCAAGACTCTACACGAGAAAGACCTATATGGACAGTGGGCACATTATCAAGAACGGCATGGGCCGATTCATCGGTCTTTGGTAAACCACATGCTATGGAGTATGATGCAGACGGTGTTGAGCCAGCTACTTCATCTACATATGTGCAAGGTAATACAGACGGTATTACAACATATTATCAACACGAAACAGGAACTGATCAAGTTAAAGGCGGAACAGTAACCGCTATTACTGCAAATATTACGTCAGGAGATTTTGATATTACACAAAGGGTAGCTAGAGGCACAACTTCCTCTATACCTGATTTAAGAGGAGATGGTGAATTTATAATGAAGATTAGAAGATTTATACCAGACTTTATTTCACAAACAGGTTCAACTAGAGTTACTTTAAATCTTAAAAATTATTCTAATGATACAGCGTCGGGATCATCACTTGGTCCTTTTGATGTTACATCAAGCACACAAAAAGTTGACACAAGAGCTAGAGCCAGAGCTATCGCTCTTAAGATAGAAAATACTAGCACAGCTCAAGATTGGAAACTAGGCACGTTTAGACTAGATATACAAGCGGATGGTAGAAGATAATGGCAAAAATAATTCAAGTATTAACTAGACCTAGTAGAGAATACAGACAATCTGTGGCTGATGCACAAGTTAGAGATTTAGATGGTATTATACAAAAATTAAATACAACGTATCAACAAGAATTAAAGGATGAAGTAGAAGCACAAAACTTCTTTTTAAATTAATGGCAAATAGTTTTATAAATAAAAAAGCAGATCTAACGACTACAGATCTTACAACACTATATACAGTGCCGTCGTTTAAAACTGCTGTAATTAAATCAATTTTAGTATCTGAAGATGCAGGATCAGGAGCTAACATAACAGTGACTTTAGTGGACGCATCGTCTAATATATTTAGCTTATTTAAAAGCAAGACCATATCTTCAAATACTACAACAGAGCTGTTAACACAGCCTTTAGTACTAGAGGCAGCTGAAGCTTTGAAAGTCCAAGCTAGTGATGCAAACGAGTTGCATGTGATAGCTTCTATATTAGAAATAGAACCAAGAGAGGTAGTAACTTAATGGAAACGATAAAACCAGAAAAGATAATAACAACGATATCTAACCTAAAAACAGGTGAGGTATACAAAACAGAGGACGAATGGAAGGCTAAAAACGTGCCGGAAGCGGAGATAAGAAGAGATGTACAGGTAATCATGCCTTCGCTTGATTTGTTCCCAAAAACCAAGTAGTGTGTAAAAATGGCAATCATTAGATCAAAAATAGCACGACAATTACTAGCAGAAGGTGGAGCACCTAGAAGACAGGGCTACCTTATTGGTGGTTTATTACAAAGAGCTGAGGACGCTAAAAAAGCAAACGAACAAGCTTTAAGATTATTAAATAATCAATCGTCTTCAATTCAAAATACAGGAATGGGTGAAGGTAGAACAGATGCAAATACTATGTCAGGAAGTGGTATTCCAGCGTATGATCCAAACGAACTTATGAGTTTTACAGGATCATCTTATGAAGATAATTATACTCCAGAAGAATTAAAACTACTAAGAACCATACCTGTTTCAGATTACAATACACCAGGTGGTGGCCCAATAACACAAAGGGTTAGAAATCAAATAGCCACTATGAGAGGTGACCCTCTTCCGTATCCATCAACTACACCAACAACAGCTACACCAACAGCAGAACCAGAGCCAGAAAGAACTGGTCTTGGAAGAGTTGCATCAATAGTACAAAAAGCCATACAAGAAAGACAGCCAGAAAAATCTGCATTTAACGTCATGATGGATGAGAGAGGTAATGTAATGCGAGATCAAGGCATACCTGATTTTCTTAGACAAATGGGTAGAGGATCTGAAATAACTGGCAATGTTCCAATTAGAAATATTTCAGATGTATTTAGATTAGCAGGAATATCGGATCAAGGTATAGGAAGTATTGGTATGGATAAAAGTTATGAGGAGAACCAAGCTATTAATGAACAAAGACGTTTAGCTAATCAAAGATTTAGATCAGCAGCTTCAGATTTATTGGCAAGAGGTGACTCTGTAACAAATGAAGATATATTTCGTTTCGGTGACAGATTAGGTGTATCACCAGAAATAACTTCTAAAGTAATTAGTGGAGTTCAATCAATGGGATTACCTGCTTCGTTACCTCCACCAGGTGGTCTTAGATTAGAAGATATAGATCAATTTGGATTTCCTAGACCAATTACACAAGATGATATAGATACTTTTAATTTTCAACCGCCCGGAAATGATCCTGGATCTTTTCCAGGAGGTGTTACGTTAGATGGTAGAACATTTCAAAATGAACAAGATGCAATAGCAGGTCTTGGAATAGAGAGATATAATCAGCTCATGGCCACAGGTGGTCGAGTTAATTTAAAAGGCGGTGGAGTATCATTAGACACTGCTAAAAAGATGGCACCTAAAGGTGAGTTTCTTGCTTACATAAATCCAAAAGAAGCACAGATGTTAAAAGACGCTGGTGGTTCTGGTATCATGACACCTATGGGTATTCCAAGTTTTTTTGATGATAGTTCTTATGGTGAAGACATGGGTGGATCTTACTCTTCATATTCAGACACTCCTGGAGATCAAGGTAGTTCCGGTGGTGATGATGGGTATGGCGGAGGAGATGAAAATCCAAGACCAACTTATTCCCAACAATTAACAACTTTACAAACTCAAGGAGACGATCAATTTGAAGAAGACACAGCTATAGCTACAAGAACACCAGGCCGAGGAGGTATTTTTGGTAGTGGTATTGGTGGAACAGATTTAGCTTTAGCTGCGTTCGCACCTCCAATATTTGCCGTTAAAAAAGTTGCAGATATTTTAGGTATATCGGATCCAAATGCAAAATTTAAAAACCCTAACGAAGATCCTGACGGTGATGGAGATAACGACAATCAAATTGTAAAACCATTTATACCTATTATACCAAAGAAACCATCAGACATTACAGAGGAACAAAGTGATTTTGTACAAAGATTTATTTTACCTGAAGCTTATAGATTAAGAGCTGCAGATGGTGGACTTGCTTCACTACAACCAAGACAAGAACTTTTTGGGGGCGGTATTGTGGACGCTGTTAAAGGAGCTGTAAAAGGTGTAACAGGTGGTGTTAAAAAAGTTTTAAAATCAGATTTAGGTAAAGCTGCATTAATGTTTGCAGCAGGATCGTATGCAACTGGTTTAGGTCCGTTTGGTGGTCTTAAAGGTGCAGGTTTTTTACCTTTCAGTATGCCTTCTTTTGATTCTATACCAGGTGGTGGTGCAACAGCGGCCATAGTAGGCACTTCATTATTAGGTGGACTATTGACTAGTAAACAACCTGATCAAGACATAGATGCATTATCAAGTAGAATATCAGATCAAACAGGCATTGATGTAGCTAAAATTAGAGCAGAAGTTCAGCAGGCATATAGAGATAAAGACACAAGTAAATTAGCTAAGAAATATCCTTTCTTGGTGCCAGAAGAATCAGCTCTAGCTTATGACTATGAAAAAGGTGGTAGAGTAGGATTTAAAAACGGCACTAAAGAAAACGGAGTTAAAGAAGTGGAAAAAGAAAAACCTATGACTCCAGAAGAATACTTTCAAGGTAAGAAAAAATTTAATAAGAAAAAAATGCTTGAAGATATGGAGAACGAATATAGAGAATATCTATATAACCAGAAATATGGGCCTAGAAACGAGGCAGCTGAAGGGGGTATTATGAGTCAAGAAGAAGGTATGATGGACTTAGGTGGCAATGAAATGGACCTTAGAGGCGGTGGATTTGTGCCCATAGGTGCAAAAGAAAAGGCAGATGATGTGCCAGCAAGATTATCTAAGAACGAGTTTGTATTCACAGCTGATGCGGTAAGAGCAGCAGGTGGAGGAAGTGTTGATAGAGGGGCAGATTTAATGTATAAAACAATGAAACAACTGGAGAATAAGGTAGTCTAATGGCAATAACAGAACAACGAGTATTACCACCACAATTTATAGAAGATCTAGCAACGGATTACGGCGAACAGCTGACGGCCTTAACGGCTCAACCGATTGATACATCTAAGTTTGCACCAAGTGTTGCTGCACAAGATCCTTTACAAACACAAGCAGTTACTCTTGCACAAGCAGGAATAGGTTCTTATCAACCCTTTTTATCTGCAGCACAAACAGGTGCACAAGATTTTTCTACAGGTATTGCATCAGCGCAACAACTAACAGGCACAGGCGCTGGTACAGGAGCAGGATCTATTCAAGATTATATGTCTCCATTTCAACAACAAGTTATTGACACAACATTAGCTGACTTTGATAGACAAAGAGCAATACAAGAATCAAATATTAGATCACAACAAGCACAATTAGGACAATTAGGTTCTGGTAGAGCGGGTGTTCAATTAGCTGAATATGGAGCAGGTGCTGATAGAGAAAGAGCTGCATTACAAGCTCAATTATTACAAGGTGGATTTCAAAACGCAGTATCTAGAAGACAACAAGATTTAGTAAATAGACAAAATTTAGCTGGAGAACAATTAAGAGGCGCTGGTTTTCAAACTGGATTAGCTAATTTAGTTCAAGGTTTACAAGGCACAGATATTAGCAGGTTAGGATCAGTGGGCGCTATCCAACAAGCACAGAACCAAGCTATTTTAGATGCACAAAGAGAAGCAAATAGAGCAGCAGCTTTTGAACCTTACGAAAGAATAGGAACATTTGGATCTGGTATTGCACAAATTATAAGTGGATATCCTGCAGCTGGAACTAGATTTACACAAACTCCTAACCCAACACCATTACAATCAGCTCTTGGTATTGGTTCAACACTAGCGGGTATCTACGGAGATATAGGAAAAGGTTACGCAGCCTTTCAAAGTTAATAATGAGAAACAGAATATTAAAAAGACCAATGTTTAGATTAGGTGGTAGCACCGAGAATGAAGGTATCATGAACGGTATGAGAAAAAGATACGAACAAGGTTCAAAGCCAGAAGATATTGATTCAACATATCAAGAAGGTGATTTTAATATTAACCCCACTAATCAAACAACACAAAGAACAAATGAAAAACCATCATTTAGAGATATACTTGTTAACTCTCCTAATCTCAGTGGTTTCTTAACAGAGTTTGGTTTAAATTTATTATCACAACCAGCAAGTGGAAATATATTTCAAACAGCAGCATTAGCAGCAAAAGAACCATACCAAAGAATGAAAGCTAGAGGTGCTTTGGAGGGAGAAAAAGATTTTGAAAGAGAATTGTTAGAGAAAAAATTAGAATCACAAGAGAAAATAGCTTCTTCAAGAGGCGGCGATAAAATGTACGACATGATGTACAAACTAGGTTTAGATAAATTTGAAAACCCTGCGTTAGCTAGAAACTATGCTAATTTTTATAACACAATTGAACCTACCATTGAAGGAACATACGGATCACAGTTTGGTGGTATATTAGAACAAGATGTGTCGCAACAAAAAATAGCTAGACAATTAGGAAAAAGTTTAGACAAACAAGGTAAACTTAATAAAGTATTCTACGATATTTACACAGGTACTTTTAAACAATTAGTTAAAGATCAAGCAGGAAATTATGTATTTAGAGCTGCAGCAGGAGGCGCTAACGTAACGGATCAAGAGGGCACTACAATTCCCGAGCCTACAGAAACAGATAAAAGAAAAGAATACTCAGATAGTATACAGTCAGATTTAGAAAAAGTGAGAGAACGAAAACGTAAAGAGCTTCTTGAAAAAAGAGGCCTTATTGACGAAGGCCAAGACGTAGATATATAGGAGGAACATGGCAGAATTTGTCCCTCTTCAAGGTCCAGAAAAAAACAGTGACGCAAGTTGGTATACATCTATAGGTGCAGGCCTAGTATCGGGTGTTATTAAAACTGTAGAGGGTGTTGTGTCTCTTGGTGCAGAACTCGTGGATCTTGGAGCAGACTCTAACGTGGTAGCAGACGTAGAAAGATTTTTTGATAAAATAAATCCATTTGAAGAAATAGCAGACGATAGAGTTGTAGGTAAACTTACAGAGGCTTTGGTTCAAATAGGTGTGCCTGCTACCGCAGGATTTAAACTTGGCACTAAATTAGCAAACAAAGCATTAAAAGCAAAACGAGCAGGTAACTACGCAAACTTTAAATCACCAAATGCGATGAAAGGTTTGATGCAAGCAGAAAAATTAAACAAAAGAGCAGGGTATAAAAGATTTGCGGCTGGTGTATTTGGTGGTGCAACAGGAGAAACATTTGTTGCAGACGTGGATAAGATAGGTTCTTTTGGTGATTTTTTTGACGGACCAACAGCACTAGACAGAGACGAGTCTACAGGTAAAGATGAAGCTGCTAGAAGATTAGCAAATAGATTTAAATTTGGTGCAGAATCTTTATTCATTACACCTTTTGTATACGGTGTAGGAAAATCAGCAAAAGCATTAGCAACTAGAGGTAAAGAGTTAGCATACAGCGACAGTGTATTTGAAAGATGGTTAGATAAATATGTTGGTAGTGGTTTTAGACCTAGAGGAGATTTACCACAAGAAGTGTTTGACTCTGAAATGGCAAAAGCAGGATTAAAAGCTAGAGATAGTTTTAGAGCAAAAGAACTTGTAGAAAATATAACAAAACAAGCTGATGGTATGATACCAAAGCTTTCTAAATTTTTTGACACTAACACAGCAGCTGCAGAAAAAGAACTATATAAAAAACTTAACGATGCATTGTTTGATGGTGATTTAACAAAGATTATTGACCCAACTGTTACAGATGATTTTGTAAATTATCTAACATCAAAAGGTATTAAAGAAGAAGCTGTTCAAGATTTATTAACAAATGTAAATGCCGCAAGAGGAGAGTTTACTAATTTAATTCAAATACTAGAAAGAAACGCTGATACACCAGGCGCTATATCTGCAGGTAAAAAGAACTTACAAGAAATATTAAAAGATAGAATACAAGGTTGGGTGGGTAATACATACAAAGTATTACAAAAGCCAAAAGGATTAGCAAAATTTTTTAGAAACACAGAGCCAACAGAAGAAGCTTATGCAGGAGCTATAAATTTATTTAGAAGATATTTATCAAAAACAGATAACACCAGAACTAAACCTTTTAATCCTGATAGCACAGAATATTTTGAGCAAGCAAAAGCTGCTGTTGATGATATTATTAATCAAGTACAATTAAAAAAGAAACCCGGACCACTACCTGATTTTACTTATCAAGATAAAACAGGAATGGTAAAAACTAAAAGTTTTGAAAAAGCTGTAGGTAAAGGTAGTAAAGTATTTAGACAGTTGTTTGGTGAAATAGAGGACCCTAGATACTCTATCTTTAACGCTATGACAAACCTCTCATCTGTAGCAAGAACTGCAACATACTTTGATGACATAGCTGCAAAAAATACACAAGTACAAGCAGCAGGTGGTAGAGGATTTTTTTGGAACACAGAGGAAGCAGCAAAAGCTGCAGTAAACTCACCGACAACAGGTATACAAATCGTTAAAGTTGATGATGTTATTGAAAAACTACCTGGGTCAAACACGATTATAAATCCACTCAAGGGTAAATACACAACAAAAGAAATAGCAGACGGTATTAAAAATTTAAATGGTGTTGCATCTGGACTAACTGCTGCCATTAGAGGTAGGGAAGGCGCTAACCCTGCAGAACAAGCTGTAAGTTGGTTCTATAGAAATCTTATGTTGTTTCCAAAAGCAATATCACAATTAGCAAAAACAGTTTTATCTATACCTACACACCTACGTAACTTCTTCAGTGCTGGTGCATTTGCTGGAGCTAACGGTGTTTTATTTGAAGGACTAACAAATCCTAAATTACTAGCAAACGCTTTTGCAGAAGGTATTGATACGTCTGCATTATTAAAACTAGGACCAGGTAGTGCGAAAGCACAAGAAGCGTACAGAGAACTGTTAGAACTTGGTGTTGTAAATTCACAGGTTCAAATTGGAGACTTAATTAATTTGTTAAAAGATGCAGGCGGTGGATCAAATGTTGCAATTATGGATGCAACACTATCACCATTTATGCGTAAATTAAAAAAATTAGGTAGCTTCTTTCAAGGTAAGTATGTTGCAGAAGATGATACATGGAAGATTACAAACTATGTTGTTGAATTAGATAGACTAAAACAAGCTGCAGTAAAACAAGGTATTGATGTGACAGACCCTGCAATATTAAAAGGATTAAAACAAGACGCTGCAAACATTGTAAAGAATACAGTGCCTAACTATGCTTTTGTGGGTAATTATGTAAAAGCATCTAGACTATTACCGATTGGTAATTTTATGTCATTTCCTGCAGAGATCATGAGAACGACAACAAATATTGCAGAACAAGGTTTGAAAGAATTACGACACTCGAAACCAGTAAGAGGTAGTAACGTGACACCTTATGTTATTGATGCTGCAACAGGACAATTAGTTAAGAATGACAACCCTATGTATGCAACAGGTTTTAAAAGAATATCAGGACTTGCATTTACAACAGTAGCTGTACCAGAGATTGTTGTTGAAGGAGCAAAAGCCATATACAATGTTACACAAGAGGAGATAGATGCATTAAGACAATTCGTACCTGAATGGTCAAGAAACTCCACATTAATTCCAGTAAAATTAGACGATGGTGAATTAAGATATATAGATTTCAGTCACAGTAATGCATACGATGTTATAGCTAGACCTTTTAATACTATGTTTAACGAAATATTAGAAGGACAAAAAAATGGTGAAACAATATTATCTGGTGTTGTAGATGGTATAAATAGATCAGGTGCAGAACTTATGAATCCATTTATATCAGAATCTATTTGGACAGAAGCTGTAACAGATCTTACAGTTAGAGGTGGAAGAACACAAGAGGGTAGAAGATTATACACAGATCAAACATCTGCTGGCGATAAGATGGCAATTAGATTTTTACATTTAGGTGAAGCTCTTGCACCATCGTACAAACAATTTTTAAGATTAGGACAAGCATCCTTTGGTGTGCCTACAAAAAGAGGAGATCAATTAAATATAGGACCAGAACTTGCAGGATTTATGGGATTACGTCCTATTAAAGTAGATCCTCTTGCTTCTATGGGTTTTAAAATATCTGAGTATCAAACAGGTATCAGGGATGCTAGAAGAGAATTTACAGGTGGTTTCTTTGGGATACTAAGAGGTGGTCGTATTAAACCAAACGATGTAATAGAAGCATATTACAAATCAAACAGAGCTAGGTTTAACGTACAAAAAGAAATGAATAAAAATATAAATGCAGCAACAATTCTTGGTGTTGATCCCAATAGATTAAGAACAGAGTTTAGAGATAGACAAATAGCAACATCTACGTTTAGAGATTTAAGAGATGGTAATTATGATCCATACTTTCCATCAAAAGATATTAGAGATAGATTCAGAGAGATCGCACAGAACTTAGGAGACGTAGACGTATTTCCAGAAGTATCAGGCACACTACGATTAATGAGAGATTTATTTAGACAACTACCTTTAGATGGCTCTTTTGACATTGAACTAGGTGACTTTTTATTTGAGGACTTAGGCACAGTATCCACACCACCACAAGTATCAGCCACTACACCGATTGTCCAACCTGCACCACAACCAGCACAAGGACAACAGTTGACAGATACTCAACTTGCTTTATTATCACCAGAAGAGCAAATTATAGCTCTACGAAATAGAAACAGGACAATTTAATGGCAATAGAACCTAAAACAACTAGAGAACACATTGTAGCCCTGTATGGACACATATCAGGTGTTAAGAAGAATATTCATCACATGCACAAAGGTATTCACGAATTGGGTGGCAAGATAGACAAAATCTATTGGGTTCTTTTAGCAGCGGTGGGGTCCGTTGCCATACTTTTACTAGAAAGATTTATAACTTAAATCCAAGATTTTAATTCTTCGCCCATAACTTTAGACGCAATATTAATTTTTTTACGGAGAGACTTTACAATCTTTGTGTCCACAGTTTTTTCTGCTATGATGTCCACGTATGTCACTGTTTTCTTTTGCCCTATTCTGTGTGCTCTGTCTTCTGATTGCATTCTTTTTTCAAGATCATATCCATTAGAATAATAGATGACAGTGTTGGCTTGTGTTAACGTAATACCATATCCACCTGTTTGTGGTGTGCCCACAAAGAATCTCACCTTGTCGTTTGTTTTAAAGTTTTTGATTGCATAGTCCCGTTCTTCAGGTAACGTCTTGCCGTAGTAATGGACCACGGAACCCGGACCATACTTGTCCTCTAACAACTTATAAATATTCATCACATCATGCTGATAATGTGCCCAGATAATTGCTTTACCTTCTACTTCTTCTAATACATCTAATAGTTCTGCTAATCTGTTATTTTTAATTTCTTGTATTGTCCCATCATCAGCAGAAAAATGACCACATGTTATTTGATGTAAACGCATAAGCTGTGTAAGTGCTGTCATAGTTGTAACAGTTTTACCATTCAAAGTGGCTAATGCCTCTCTTTTCATTTGATCATACAGTTTCTTCTGTTCTGGTGTTAATTGTATCTCTCTCTTCATGTAGACTTTATCAGGCAAATCTAGACAATCTTCTTTTAATACTCTGTACGAAAAAGGTTTTAACTTATCTGATAACTCACCAAGATTTTGATAACCTGTAACTAAATTAATAGATCGCCCTGATATATTTGCACTTTTCATAATGGCATATCTATTTCTAAAAGAATAATAAGATGAATGATTTAAATGCAAAGGATCTAAAAACTCACATTGTGAATATAAATCTAATGGGTTTCTAGTTACAGGAGAACCTGTCATTATCCGTCTATATTTGCAGATGGGTGACAAAGACAATATGTTCTTTGTTCTCTTTGCTTTTGGATTTTTTATTGTAGTAGACTCATCAATAGCCATCAAAGATTTATGTGATCTTAAAAATTTAGCTGCAAACAATCTACCTTTATCTGTGCTAAAAGCTTCTACATTCATCACAATAATATGTAACTCATGGCCTGTTTTGAACAGTTGATCTAACTTATCCTGTTGTTTTTTATTTATATTTGCTTGCCACAATACGGTCACATTTTCTATATGATCGGGTAAATGTGTAGGCAACTCTTGATTGTACCAAGTACCTACCACACCTTTTGGTGCAACTATTAATGCACCATCTACTTTACCTTTATCATAAAGCATTGCTAAATTATCGATTAGGACTTTCGTTTTGCCAGTCCCCATTTCCATGAAGTATGCGAACGTATCTCTGTTCCAAGACTTTTCTAACGCAGTTAACTGATGCGCATACGGCTTAGTTTTAAATTTATATTTCATCTTTCTATTGACATCTATATAGGATTATACTAATAAGTCAAGCATGAAAGTAAAAGAAAGTATGGATTACAAAGATATAAAAAGAACTATACCTACTGTTTATGTTGTGCAAGAAATTGCAGGCACAAGAGAAGGCCGTCCTAAATTTAATATTATGGGTGCAGCAGAATACGGTAAGTTAAAATTTTTATTAGATGAAAGATCACAAATGATTTTTTCACCTGGTCCACTTATTTTTAAA